TAGTAAGCTGGAACTAGGGTATTTATCGAATACCACCAGATATTTAACCGCCGTTTTGTTTCTGTTAGCTCGTGCTTAGCTTTATAAAGCTTAATGGATTCTTTGCCAGCATTAAAAAACGGCTCATGGCGCTCTAACGCCTGTTGGATCTGAGCGTTCCAGTAACGAGCGCCGTACTTCTCTACCCCTGGGGTTTCTTCCGTGTCGTCATATTTCATATTTTGGGTTTCCGTCTATTGGCTTTCGCTTGCTTTATTAACTGGCTTAACTCTAACCTACCTCCACGCATTGGCTCTACATCTTTTTTATACGTTGGCTCCAAGAGTCGAGCTTTGCACAAATATCTGGCTGCGTCTGCGATATGGTCGTCACCATCGCTATCTACATCTTCTGGTTTTTTTGGGTCGTACTGTAATGATGGTAAAGACTCTATAAAATATGGGCAAGTAGAGAAAACATAAAGCATAGCTGGCTTTGCCATAAGTCTCTGCCGTATTTGCGACCACCCCGAGAGCCGGTCTTTATCGGCTGATTGTAGAACTGGATGCCCTAGCTCTTGTAACACCTTATTCATTTGCTCGCCAATACTAGGGCCGCCTTGCTCATTAAAAATAGCTGTATCTCCCACACAAAACGGCTTATCACCATTGCTCATTTCAGCTATTTTTCTGGCTTGCTCGGTGTTCTCTACCTGCTTTCCCCACAGCTCTCGATAAAGCACAATCGAACCTTTCGGATAAGGAACCTCGTTGCCAGCATCGTCTTTACCGCTTGATACCGCTCCCCAGATAGCGGCGAACGGAGATCTAAAACCCCAGTCATACCCTAAGTATTTGTTCCAATGCTTCGGGATGGGAAACGGCTGTACTATATGACGCTGCCCAAACTCAGGGAAATAGCTTCCCTCGTGTATCTCAAAATCACCCTCGAGCCACGCTCTTACAAGCTCTGGACTGCCGACTAGGTGAAGCCGGTTAATGTAGTCTGGGTCTTTCTTTAATAGCTCTTTATTGTCTTGGATTCTGCTGGGGATATAAACGTAGGGAACTTTCTTGCCAGTTGGTAGCTTCATGTATAGGACTTTTAGCCCGAGAGGAGCTGGCTTTATAAACATTTGCTTTAACCAGTGATGGCCGGAGCCGCCAGGGTTAAATGTTAGCGTTAAGCTGGGAGTATTGCTACCTCGTAAACACCCGAAAAGCTTCATAATAGGAGAGGGATCTGGGTAGTTTCCCGCCTCCTCTACAGCTGCATCAGTCATGTTTTGCCCCTGATACTTTTGGGCATCTTCGTCACTGTAGAGCGGTCTAAACCTTATTCGAGCGCCGCTGGGAAAGGTAAACTGGTTTTTCATGCCGTTATAACCGGCGCCTAGAGGAAGATACAGCTCTTTTGCTCGCTCGATCAAATCATCGGCTTGGGGTAGCTCACGCCTAAAAAACACCATATTTCTTTTGCCATCTTCGCAAGCTTTTACTCCGAAGCGCCCTAGTACAGCATCGGTCTTACCACCGCCTCGAGCGCCGCCGAAGCCAATAAAGGGTAATGGGCAAGAAAGGTAAGCAGCTTGAGCGCCTGGCTGCGGCTGCCACACTACCTTCTTTTCTTTTACTTGCTCCATCCACCATCATCCGGCATAAAGTAGGCGTTACCGTCGGAGGTTATCCGCTCTATTGGGCAATGCTGAGTAGAGCAAATCCAAAACACCTCCTCGCTTCCTTGTATTCTTAGTGAAGAAACCTCGCCACACTGGGGACACTCTCTACAGTCTTTTTTCTCCTGTTTACTAGTCGTTTCAGCCATCTTACAAATCTCCCTTTTTTTGAATTGTTAAACTCTTGCACTGCTGTATCTCCGCAGCCCTGATAGTACCCCTCTAGGTACAGATCTTTTAGGTCTTCATACTCTATCTCTGAATGATTCTTTACAGCGTAAAGAGTAAGTATCGCTTCGGCTGCTAGCTTTTTCTGCCTATTCATCATCCTTGATCTCCTCGTAATCTATCTCGAGCGGCTCCCCAGTATGCTCTAGCGCCCACTCGTTAGCTGTTAATGGCTTGGAGCTTATAACGTGCTGCACATTTATATCGGTCTCAATGCGTTGTGTTTCTGTGTATCCGCACTGGGTTTTAAGGTAGAAAAATATGCTGGCTCGGTCGCCTTCTTTTATAAGATCAAACAACCTTTTCTTTACATAATCATCAGCGCTGTACTTCCCTTTCTGCCACGCCTCCCGACCGTACTTTGTAAGGGTCTCTACGGCCATTTCTTTCATCTCGGCTATTTGCTTTAGCGTCCAACCTCGCCCAGCTAGCTCGGATACTTGAGCTAAAGCTTTATCGCTTAAACCTTTCTCTGGTCGCCCGCCTTTATTCTTCGCCATCTTCCGCTATCTTATCTAAAACACTGCCAAAATCTTCCCAAGAGAGCCCTGAAATATGCCGTAGAAAGGTAAGGTCTTGGATATGGATTCGACTAGCTTGCTCCATCTTTCGTATACCGCTGGGAGTTTTATCCAACATTATCGCCAGCTTATTCTTGTTAAGCCCCAGAAGTAACCTGACGTATGTTGTTATATTAGCCATACCCTAAGTGTACCATAGTACAGTTATATATACAATAGTATAAACTCGTACTAACTTTTTTACTTTTTTTTATACTTTAGTACACTTTTATCCTTGCATAGTGCATCATATATGTACTATAGTATATTTATTGAAGGCGATTAAGCCACTAAAGGAGAAAACATTATGATAAAGCATTACGGGATTTACTTTTTAGTATGTGAAGACAGTGACTGTGGTTACAGTCGCAAAGCTAAATCAGATGAATATCGATGCACTTGTCCGGATTGCGGCTGTGAGTGTGATCCTATCAGTGACCAAGAATACAACGTTATGCTTCATGGTGGCTTAGATTACGACTGTTAAGTAAGCACAGCACAGGGGCTTGCATAGCCCCTGAACTGTAATCGCTTAAAATGCAATAACAAAACTGAGGAGAAATAAAATGGATAAAACTGAAGACTTAAAAGAGCAGTATCTTGAGATGCTACGAAAACACGATTGGTACTACGAGTACAGCGATAGTAATGCTGTTTACGAAGCTGGAAGTAGAGCCAGAACTAAGATACTTGAAATTGCTAGAAAAGTAGATCCTGATTACACAATCTATAACGAGCATAAGAAGGGGTAAGTAAAAATGAATAAAACAAAATCTTTTTTAATATCGCTAAAGATCTGTTACCCAGGCGTCGAGATATGGGTGGAAGATGGAAAGCTTACTACCAATTATCAGGGAGCTGATAGAGAAGCTTTTTTGTTGGGGATGACTAAGTTAATTGAGGAGCATTGCAAATGACATTTAGAGAGTTTGATAACCGATGTGCTGAGGTAGCTGATAAAATGACTGAGATAGGCGAAAAAACCGTCTACGCTATTATAATTATAGCTACTGCTTTTAGCTTTATGATTATGACCGCCGAAGCGCAGTCTTGGCCAAATAATCAACCTACGAAGCATTATAAGGTAGAGCAGCACTATAACGTATTTACTGGGCAATTTGAGAGCAAATTGGTAGAGGATAGAGGTCTCTGGGGTACAGGTTATAGCGATATAACTACCACCGAGACCAAAACTAACCCCTTTAACGGTAAGAAGTATTTAGAAAGTACTACTCAAACTGTACCTAACGACGCACTTGGGCAACCGATAAAACCCCTTCCAGATATACTAGATATATTTAACCAGTAATGGCTCTAGCTGGCTCTTAAAAGAGCTGGCCGGAGCGATTGCTAGTAAAGAGTCGGATTAACCAAAAAAACTAAAGGATAAACAACATGAAAAAGATAATAGCACTAACTATACTTACGACCGCTACTGGCTGTAGCGCTTTAGGTGACGGCGTACTTATAGCCGGCACTCCAGAAGGCATCCAAGCTTTTATGGATGGTCAAAACGCAATTATAGCTAACACTAAAACCAAAGCCAGCGACGGCTCAAGCGCTGCATATACTTTGCGACATGCCCAAGAGGAGCAGCGTACTTTGAGAGAAACTAACG